CGAGCTGAAGGAAACTGTTTGTTTGGGAGGTTCCAGTAGTCATCACGGTTTAGGCGAGCAAACGGAATAACTTGTTGGCTTGTTGAGAATACAATTTGACGTACTGAGAAAGTAGTCTTTACTGTCTCACGTAAACGGTAGTATTGATAGATCGGCGTGATATTAATGTTAAAATACTGCCACTCACGATCTGATAGTGTAAACGCTGGAAACTGTTCTTTAGTTACCCAGGTAATGCCATCGGTACTAACTTCATAGGCAAGGTTATATGTCTGCGTGCCGCCGCCTGTAGCGTAGCCATTAACACCAACGTAAAACACGCTTTGTGCCTGCGCATATTGTAAACCAAGATAATTTGTTCCTACCGCAGTGGTAACAAAGGTATCTAAACTTGTATCAAACGCTTTTGATGCGTTTGTATTTGATGCTGGTAAATAGTCTTGGGCTGCGGAGTTTACGACGTAAACCCAATTAGCCTCACGAATATCAATTGTAGTTGCAGGAAGTGCAATAGAGACTTGATTGGACAAAGGCCCAATTAATTTATTCTCTAGTAGCCATAGGTTAACACCCATGTTAGACAGGTTTTGTAAATTATAAAACAGAGCCTGCTTACCGGCATTAATATACTCAGGCGTCATCTCTTCCGCTGTCTTACCAGAGTCACGGTACGCATACGAAATTAACTGGTCAACATTAACCTTTGTCTCACCAGTGGTATTTGAATAGGCCATTTAACGCCCTCTGCCTGCGGCTCTTTTAGTCACTTTGTTTGGAAGTTTGTTTGACGCAGGACCAGCTTTGACAAACTCCTTGCCAACCTTTTTAGGGATGCCAAGGGTTGATTTGCCAGCCGCTGCGGCGTACATCGCTTTCATTTGTTGCTCGGATTTAATAGGCAAAACGCTCTCCCTGATATATTTTTCTAGTCAAACCCCCAAATAACTCCACCGAGGTTTTGTGTATTTCTTTATGGCATGGTTCGCACAGTGTTATGCCATTGTCTTTTTGCAGAACGCATTACTTGCAGGCCTTTCCGCCTTTTTTACGCATAATGGGAGCTGCAGGTGATGCAGGTAAACCCGCGGCTGTTGGATCTTGTGAAATCAACTCTCCTTGTTGCGCTGGTCCTAGATACTTTTTAGCGCGTGCCATCTTTTCCATCTGGCGACGTTTTTCTAAATCGGACATTGCGCCTTGGCCTGTTTCTGATGAGACCATTGCTCTCTCAGTATCTGAAATATTTCCTTGGCCAGACATGCCACCAGCTTGTAGCTTTTTAGGCTTGAATTTTTTGGCGTCGTCAATGCTTTTAATATCTGCATCGGTTTTCTTGGCACCATATACACCGCCGCCACATTTATACTTCTTAACTGTTCCACAGTCCTTCTTGGCACGACCGCCTTTTTTGAGCTTAGATAGGTCAGTTTTCTCACCCTTATGCTCTTGTTTATCGTGCATGGCAAATGCCTTTTTGACAACTTTTTTGTCCTGGGCAATATCTTCGCTCATTTCACGCTTTTCAGAGTGGCGTGATTTATATTGAACTGATCCACCCTCTCTGAAGCATTGCATTTTGGCTGTTGATTTGAAGTCTTCCATGGTAATTCCTCTGTTTATGTTATATATACACTAATGCAAAAAAATGGGGTTTTATGCCCCTAAAAACAGTGCTCTTTCGCGTTTACGGCGTTTTATAAGCACCTCCGGTTTGTTCCACATTAGTATGGCATCAGCCGCGCCCTGTAGATCATTTTGGTTAATTTTACGGACCACGGTAGACTTACGGAAAGCACCCTCTCCAATATTGAAGCAGAGGCTGTATAAGGCGTCAAATTGATGCTGCTCTAGGGGTACCCTCACCGAGCTCTCTACGGCCTCACTACACCACCTTAAATCGCTTCTCAACAGGTCTTCTACCTCTTGGTCTGTCAGTGTTGCGGTGATTAGATGCTGCTCGTCCGATTTAATCAGATGGCCCACACCAATGGTCCATAATCCTTTAGAGTCCTTATAGGCCTTATTTCGGTAGCCTTCCTCTTCGGTAATGTATGCTAATGTTGATTTGGCAATGGCCATAATGTTTTCTTCAATAAGGGTGAAACGGTCTGTGAGGTGGATTGCTGCAAAACTACCTGCCACCCACATTAGTATTGCTACTATTTTTTTATTCATTTTTACTCCTTGTTTCTGCACTATACTAATGCAAAATTGGGGAATTATTTAATGGGTGTCGAGTTGTGTAGCATAACATCCTTGGCCTGGCCGCTTGCCGAGGAACCAAAATAGAACGCTATAATGCCAGTCCATGCGGTTCCTAAGGAACCCAGCATGAGCATAAGAGCATCGGAGGTAACTATTTTACCTGACATGAGGCCAATTAAAATGCCAAAGAATCCAAGTGTTATTAATACGGATAGCACTGGAGGCACAATTGATCTTGTTTCTTTTTGCAGATCACGCGCAGAGGCGCGGTCTTGAACGGCTAACTGTTCAAAGTTTAAACCTAACTCCTGGGCACTTTTTTTAAGTTCAATCTCAGCCTGTTTAAGAGAGGCAATTTGATCTGCATTTAATTTACCACCATCAATAACATCCTGAACCTTATCCTCGTCAATTCCTAAAACTTTAGAAATGGCAGTGACAGCAAGACCGGCCAGGGGGCCGCCAAGGCAAGTAGCAATAGTGGGGGCAATTTGTTTAAGCCAGTCCATATTATTTCTTAGGGTAGTTTAATTACAATGGTTAAAAGGGTCACAATGATAAAGCCTGCAGTTGCAACAAGAATTTGCTCTAGGCGCTGTAATCTGGCGTAAATGGTTTTGTAACGAACCTCACAGATTTGTTCGTGTGCGTTTAACGCTGCTTCGTTTTTGTCAATTAGTTTGCTCATTGTTGTGCCGTTTTAGAAATGTTTGGGGACTCTGCTAAAACTCGGTCCATGGAAAGTTGAGAGATAGATTTTGAATCAACAAGATACTGAAGCAACTCAGTTGTGTACGGACGCTCTTGAGGTGATTGAAACTCAATCTTAACCGTTACAATTTCTGGAGTGGCCCCAGCGTCCCACTTTGTTTTATCTGGTAGTGTTAGACCTAAACGAACACCGGCGCCGTTCCATGTCTGCGGGGCAGGAGGGGGAGCCGTAAATGTTTGTGTGTCTGGGTTATAAATATACCCCACTTGAACAGTGTTATCACAAGGGATCATATACTGAAGAAGTTCAGGGACAAACATGTCCTCAATGGTAAATCCATCGGGAACAGTTACAATTTGACAAACAATGTTGTCTGTACTTACATTAGCATAAAGTTGCATATTAATACTCCACAATAACTAAACCAGGGCCACTGTAACCGCCGTTACTGCCGCCGCCGCCAGGGAAACTACCACTAGAGCCCGAACCTGCACCACCGCCATTAATACCAGGTGTACCGGCACAACCACCGCCACCGGTGCCTATAAAGTCAATTGAAAATCCAGACTCTTGTCCTGATGTTGGGGGTATGGGGGCACCGATGCCGTTAACAGTACTACCACCACCTTGGCCCAAAATGCCAGGGGATGCACCCGAAGTGCTGCTGTTTATTCCTGTGCCAGATGCTCCAGGTAAAAAGTAAGAGCCATTGGTTCCACCACCATTTCCAAATAAATTAGCGGCACCACCACCAACGTTAGTTGTGTTTCCTGCGCCGCCCGTGTAATTTATATCGCCGCCAGAGCCCGAGCCACCAGAATTAGCTATTGAACCTCCTCCGGTGGCGCTTACATAAGACCCAAACGATGATGTTCCACCGGCGGTGTTTAAACCGCCTGCTGAATTTCCAGCTCCGACAGTAACTGCTATAGAGGTGACTCCGGTTAGGTCGTAGATTGTTTTTAGTGCAAAACCACCGCCAGCATTACCACCGCCGCCCCAAAGGCGCACCCTTAGTTTGGCAACACCCACAGGTACGGTAAATGTTCCGCTGTTAGCAAAAATTTGCACTTGGCCAGAGCCAAATACACCCGTGATTGGATTATTAGCACCGCTCATTATTCAAATCCTTTTAATGTTAAATTTCTTCCAGTGACATAGCCCTTGTTACCAAATGTAGTGTACTGGGTTGAGTCAAAGTATACTGTGCCAGACACGTTAGGCATGTTGCTGTTTGCTATTGCGTTACCACCAACAATAATATTACCAACCGTTGCCGCCGCTGTTGTGTTCTCAGCAATCCCAAGGAATGTGTAGTTTGGTGGGGTTAGACTTGTGGCTGTGTATGTGGTTCCGTTTGTTATGGTTTGACTTGACAGCGCACCTAAGTAGGTTGTTGAGTTTCCAGCGGATGTAGAATAATAAATTGCACCGTTGGTTCCGCAAGTCATACCAAGTCCGGCGGTATAGTACCCACCAG